GCGCTTAACTTATGGCCATCATGGCCGTACATATCAATTATGTAACCCTCAACCAAACTTTCATAAGTAGGGTTGGCAACTATTTTTGTGTACTGCGAAGGCATAACCCACATCTCCCCAAATGTGCCATCGCCTAACTCTATAAAGTGCGTATAACCATTACCAGTAATTAGCTGAAAGCCCTTCATATTCTCATACCATTCCGGGTAACCTTGTAGCGGGTTGGGCTTGTTTATAAGTTTGTACAATGGGTCATTATAATCATCAACTTCTTCAAATGCTTCGTTCTTTAAGGTTAGCAGGTTATCTAATGTGGCCTGCGTTGCCTTTGTTCTTATCGACCTGCTTAACTGCTTATACTTTAATGCCTTTGTTTTGTTTTTTTCAACATGCACTATCGGCGGAACTGCTGCTGCGGCTTTTGTAATACCATTAACAACACTGTAAACATCGGGATTATATTCGTACCCATCATCTATATAAGCATATTGGGTATCATCTAGGCTAATTGGTAACCCGCGATGAAATCGAAATAATTGTTTGTTAAGTTCGTTTACAATTTTTGTTTGCGGCGCTTTTGTTTTGCTAAAAGGCAATAAATCTAGTAGGGTCATGCTGCGTAATTTTGGTTATAAAGAAATTAACAATTATTTACAACATTAGAAACATACAAAAAAGCCAGTGACTTTTCACAGTCACTAGCTTAAACAATACATAATGGAGTATGAATCTACTTACGTTAAAATAGAAAATAGCCTTCTATATTCCTTATCAAAATTTAAACGCTCTTTGTGGCTTTGCCGCATGTGTATTACAGTTGAGTGGTGTAAGTCTAACAACCGGGAAACTTCTATCATACTTATAGAAACCCAGTTTGCAAATAAACACCTATAACGCACGTGCTTTGTTTTTCTACTTTTAGCAAACAATTCATCGTAGGTAATATCTAGAGTGCAACAAAATTTATACACATAGTTACTGTAATCTACAACTGGTAATTCACCAAGTTGTTGTTGATAACGATTAAAAGCATCTAATGCCATCGTGTACATTATTGCTCTTGCTTTTGTTTTTCCAACTGCAATTCTCTAACTGTTTGAAAACTTGGGTTTTTTGCAGTACCGGCTCGCAATCGATAAAATTTACCTGCATCCATTCTTAATTTTTTAGCCAGTGTTGGTATGTGTTGCGTGCCTAACCACACTCGGATTTCTTCTTCTTCTATGTATGATTGTAGCATATTATTCCTCCACCCAGGTTAGCTGAGCGCCGCTATACATTTTGCGCACCTCGTATGTGATACGGTCTGTAAATCCAATTTTACTTTCGCCCTCTAAACTAAAGTAAGTAAAGTTGTGATAGGCGTGTTGAAATTTTAAGTCCATTTCATAATAAGTAATGGGTTCACCTTTCCAGTCGGTCAGGTTTATAGTTTTAAGTGTTGCGTTCATTGTTTTGTACGTTTAGTTATTGTTCTTATTAGTGTTGAATCTTTGTAGTTACTGCCGCACTCCTGGCACAAATAGTCAAAATCATGCTTCGCTTCTATCCAGTTATCTTCGGTATATAAGTAGTTGCAGCCATGGCAGTGTCTTATTTCTTCGTTTACATACCCAAAAGCAGTAAGTTCCTCTAGCCTACCCTCATCAATGTCAAATGTACTGCACATAGTATTGTAAGTTATAGGCCGCCGGAGCGGCCCTTGTTAATGTTTAAAGTTGGCGCTCTCTTACTGCAAAGTACTCTCTGCCTTGCACCACATTTATTATTTTATCAGCAAGCGCAGTGCCTGCATCGTTAGTTGAGGTGCTATAAAAAATCCACCCATAGTAGCCATCTTTTTTGCACCCAACCTTCTTAGCAAACCGCCAGTCCTTACCTACATACTTTACACAAACCCAGTTGGCATCTTGGTATTTCATTTCCGGGTCGGCCTCGTGTTCCTGCACTACCCTATCTAGGTTTTTTCTAAGCATGTATGCATCTATTTCCATTAACATTTTATCTTGTTCTTTAGTTATTTTTTTAAATTTTAGCATTGTTATATTGTTTTAGTTTAGGTTTATAATAGGTTTATTTTTGCTAGTAGTTGGAAGTAGGCTTTTTCTCCTAAGTCACTATCAACTTCCCCTAGGAAGTATTCCTTAACTAAATCGTATGTTGGAAATGTTTCCTCATCCTCTACATATATGTACTTTTTATCATCAGATGCTTCTATAGTTAAAGTCCATGCAACTGTACTTTCATATTTGTTAAAAATCACTTCTGATTCTATTATTGCTGAGTTAATTGTTATTTCGTTCATCGTTGTATTGTTTAGTTATTGTTTTAAATGGGCCGCCGGAGCGGCCCTGGTTGTTTTTATTTTATTTTTAAGTAAATTGGTCGGCCTACTTGCCAAAGCTCAACCTCAACACCCATATCAGCTAATTTTGATTGTGCCTTTCTAGCTTGAGTGTAATTAGTGTACTGCGTAGCGTTTACGCCAAATTGCGTTTTCTTAGCTACAAATTTATAACCTTTAGCAATTCTAGTATTTAATGTAGTTGTTAGTGTCATCGTTGTATTGTTTTGTTATCGTTTATCTTACTTAATGATACAACATTCCTACATTCAATGCAAATTTTTTTTAAACTTTTTTTTAATAAAGTTAAAAATGGGCCTTTTTGGGTATATAAAGCGCGTTTTTTTATAAAATTTTTTTTAGGAACGAGCGTTCCTTGCTTTAAACCAGGCTTATATCTAGTGTCTTTTTCTTTACCCTGGCCATTACTGCGTAACGCCCGGCATCTATTGCGTGGTTAAAATTATCCACTGGCTTGTTTGTAGGGCTACCGCTTCGGTCTTTGGCCCAAGTATAACTGCTAAACTCCTCGACTATATTCTTGCTTTGCGCATGTATTTTTATCGGGTAATCTTGCAGCAGTTGTATGCCATACATTACACTATCTTTGCCCTTTTGTGCAGGCACTACCCACACACCATTGTTACGCAGCTCGGCTATACTTTTTGGCTCGGCACTATCTGCCACTATATTATCCGTTATCCCTAAATCCTTTATTATTCTGCCAATACTTTGGTTGGTAAGCTGCTTCCGGTATATATGTTCGCGCCAGTATAACGCGCCGTGTGCGTAGCGTATTTCAACTAGGGCAGTTGGGTCATTGGTAAAACCCCAGTCTAAACCGTACACGCGCCATTTATAATTTTCGGGCCATTCGTTTACCGTTTCAAAGTCGGGGAACACCAGGCCCTCTAACCGGCCCACCTGGCCCATGCCATATACCATCCATCTAAATTGGTTGGCAGTACCCGCCTTAATGTTATCCGGTGTAGGCTCATAACTTTCAATCTTGGCACGTATTGTTGGTTGTATAAATGCGTTATCCCGGTAAGTACTAACAAACCAGTCCACATCTTCGCGGCCCTGCAATTTATCATGCGCCCAAAAAGCTGCACTAGGGTTAAAATCTATAATCGTTTGTGTGGTGGTACGCATGCTTATTTGTTCGAAAATACCATAGCTTATACCATTAGCCTCGTTAAAAAAACTATGCGTGCGCTTACCACTTCGGGCATCTATTTCATCGTTGTATGAATTGAATTCAATTTTGCTGCCAGTGCTAAAAGTGAACACCCTATTACTCTTATTATGGTCGGTAAGTTCTTGGGTAAAGTATGGGTCGTTGAATATTATGTTCTGCGCATCGCGGTAAGCACCCACCCGCAGGTTAGGTATGTCCTGGCCCACAACTGTTATTAGTAAATCTTTTTGGTCCTTATCAGTTGCCAGGCTTACAAGGTATTGTAGTATGCTATAAGTCTTGCCGCTACTAGTACCACCCTGGTGTACTATGTATGGTTTATCGGAGTGCAGTGTCCAAAAAAATAAGTCATTGACTTGTATCTTGTGGCCGGACATATTCGAATGTTACCTTGTTAATCTTTTCACCGTCTGTAGTGTGGTCAAAGTGCTGCATACTTAAAGCCTTCCTTTCTTCATCGGTACATATAAGTTTGTATAAAGCCAGTAACCCAGTTGGTGATGTACTTTTATGTAATTTAGAACGTATGCTTATCTTAGTACGTGCTTTATTTTTATCTAACTCTTCTTTTATAGCGTTTGATTCGTCTGATTCCAAAGGGAAATGCCTATAAAAAGTATCTTTACTAATACCTAAATAAGCAAGAACATCAGCCACAAAGAATAAGTTGTATTCTTTAATTACGCCAAGGGCATCTTTATATAAATCTTCAGTCTTATACGCCATAGGGTTCACCGTTAATTTTTACTTCTAACGTATCATCTAGCTTGACCATTCGGTCTATTATAACTTGGCAGTATTTAGGGTCTAACTCCATACCATAGCATTTACGGTTTAGTTGGTGTGAGGCTACCATTGTTGAGCCTGAGCCAAGAAAGGAATCAATTACCAACCCATCATCAGGACAACTGCTCTTGATTACTCGCTCACATAATGGAATAGGTTTAGGTGTTGCGTGATTGCCTTCGCTTCCGTCTTTGTAGTGTCTATCAAAATGCCAAACGTTATTCATGTTATCGTGCGTATTGTTGAAGTAGGCACGAGTTGCATAGTACTCTCGTTTGATTTCTTCGTACTCTCGTTTGATTTCTTCGTACTCTCGTTTGAATGCTTTGCCATTGGAGGCTTCTCTTAATTTTTCATAATCCTCTCGAAGTATTAAACGGAATCCGCCTTTTGTGAAAGCAGACTGCGTCATGTTTGCTTTACCACATATCTTGTTGCATTCATCCGTTGTGAATCCTGCCTTTTTTCTTTCTCCATCAAGATGCAAACGGATTGGCTCCCATCCTTCAAAGTAGTTGTCTGCATTTGTGTTGAAACCTTGTACGCCCATCATAACAAAAAGACATTTTTCATCAGCCGTAGCATAACTTCTCGTCAGTTCTGAATTTTGACTTTGCCCATGTCCTTTATCCCAAGTAATAAGATTACGAAACGTCAGCTTTTTATCCTTAGCATAAGGCTTAAGTATGTTGCTATAAATATCCATAAGTGGCTCGTCTATACCCCAACAATACCACGAGCCGTTATCTTTTAAAACAGAAAACTGCAATGCAATCCACTCCTTGTTAAACTCAAGTAAATCGTCATAGTTAAGATTATCATTGAGTACGCCTTCATTCTCTTTCTTCATTCCATAAGGGGGGTCGTTATGTGCTAAGTCCGCCTTCTCCCCATTCATCAGCTTGGCCACTTGGTCGCTATCGGTGCTATCTCCACAAAGTAAACGATGTGGGCCAATCTCGATTAAATCGCCCAGCACTACATCAACCTTTATATCATCAGGCTCTTGATAGTCATCTTCTTCTGCTTCTACTTCTTCAGCTTCTATATTCCCGAATAGTTCTTCATTACTAAAACCCCAGTCAGTAAGTTCTTCCACTTCAAAGTAATTAGCTAGGGCATCATAATCCCATCCGCCAGTATTTTTATTAAGCCGAATGTTAAGTTCTCGTTCCTTATCACGGTCTAGTTCTACTTCTACACACGGAAAAGTGGTCCAGCCTATACTTTGGGCAGTCTTTAACCTTTGATGTCCACCTACTATAATGTTTTTACGGTCTGGGTGTGTGTTTATAATAGCTGGGTCAACCGCCCCAAATCTTTGCAAGCTTGCTTTTAACTGTTCGGCCTGCTCATTGCTTAACTGCCTTGGGTTGTATTCAGCTGGTATCAGTTCGTTAATTTTTCGCTCAATTACTTTCATTAAACCTTGTGTAATATTCTTGTTTTATTCTTTTAAAATAACTTTTAGCACCACCGGTTGCAAATAGCCCACTATCTATACTATTGCCATTAAGCATTTTAATTATTTGGTATTGCCTTTGTATTGTATCATTATCAAACTGCTCCACTTTTTTACTACTATTAGTGTAAGTTATTGGCGCTGCTTTAATATAGTTTATGGCATTTATTTTATACCACTCATTAAAACACCTGGCCAGTGCGCTAATGTTATTGCCCTTGCGTGGCGCACGCTCGTACACTACATCTAGCATCCAGTCAGCATAAATTTTCTCAAACCTTACATCATCGGGGAAAATAATGTTGTTTACTGCTATGGTTTCATGTAAGCGCACCAGGTAGCTTAAACCCTCTTCCCTGCTATTTGGCAGCTCTTTCACTGCACCAATATCAGTATGGAAGTCGTATAATAGGTTTAAAAGCGTTTTATCGTAGCCAAATTTTGCGTCTGCGGCACGATAACGTTTTACATCTATCTTTGTGTATGCTATGTTCATTTAAAAAGGCCTCTGCATTTTTTTGTTTTCCTTGTTTTTGAATTCTATGTACTTGTTAGCCCAAGTACCTGCTCTGTACTTCCAGTTGGTAATTTTATTACCTGCATGCATCCAGTTAGTGGCTTCGTAGTAATTAACAAAATTCTCTGCTTCTAATGCTATATCATGTTCATTTATCTTACCGTTTTTAGTAAAATAATTTTCTACCTCAACTTGCGTGGGATACACACTAGGAGCATTATTTTCATTCTTTACATTCTTTTCATTCTTAGTAGTTGTTAGTTGTGTGTTAGTTGTGTGTTGCTCGTGTGTTAGCCGTGTGTTACCTGGTGTGTTAGTTTCCTCGTCATCACCCTGGTAAGTATCGTAATTGCAAACACTTATAATAGTTCCATGTGTGTTACTTAGTCTGTTGATTTCTCCGGTGCTTTGTAATTTACGTAAAACCGTTCTTAAACTTTGTTTACTAAGTTGTAATTCATACGCAAGTATGTCTAGGCTAGTTATAAATGTGCCACGCTTTACCAGTGTGCCTCTATACTTTTTCTCTTTGTGGTTAGCTTTTAGAAGGCAGTGTAGAAAAACCCTAGTACAGTTGGGTTCATCGTACCACTCCCAATCTAAAAACTGTCTATGTAATTTTATCCAACCTTTGTTCATAATATTAAAAAAAGGGAACGCCCTTCGGTTGTACGCTAACCACCCAGGCATTCCCCTTGTTAGGAGAGGTCACAATGTATGCGTAGCGTACACGCTTAAATAGTAACCTTGCATTAAAGTTATAATAATTTTTCACAAATTAAAACGGCAGTCCATCTTCTATATCGTTTAAATCAATATTCATTGGAATGGGTGTCTGCTTTTGTGGCCCTACATTGTTATGCTCGCTCGTTTTCTGTCCGCTTATTAAGTGTAAACGGTTAGCAAGTATTTTTGTTTTTACCTTGGTTTGACCATTGGCATCATATTTATCATAAGTTACACAGCCTTCTATGCAAACTTGCTCGCCTTTTTTCACATAGTTACCGGCTACCTCTGCTGTCTTGTTAAAGCATACAACGTTGTGCCAATCAGTAATTGCCTCACCGCTTGCATATCTATTTGTAGCCAGTGAAAACCTACATACCGCCACACCACTTTTTGAGTAAATAAGTTCCGGGTCTTGGCCAACTCGGCCCATTAGTGTTACATTATTCATATTATTTTTTCTTTTATTAGTTGTTCACATTCTTGTTTATAGTATCTAGCCATGGCCATTACTTCATCTTTATTCCATTTGTGCAGTAACCGCGCCATTTCTTCTAACTCCTGCGCCGTACCCGCACCGTATAAAGAATCGATTTCTATGCCATGCCTATACTGCTCACCACTGCCATAATTGTTACATGATTGGCATTGTGCGTGTGCATTTTTTTCCTCCCACCTGGTAGCAGTAAATCTACGGCTCTGAAAATGGCCACAATCCATATCGCTCCAGTGTTTAACAGTGCTGCAAGTTATACACCTGCACAACCCATTATGGTTGGCATCGCGTAAACGTATATACTTGCTAAACCACTCATCGCATGTAGCCTTAGCGGCGCTTAGGTTTTTACTTCTTATTAAGCCCATAAATCCGGTTGGCTACTTCGTATTAACTTGTATTCAGCAAAACTAGTTTTATTGCCAAATCTATTAGTGGTTGTACGTTTTTCACTGCTAATATTGTACCCGGAATCTCGCAGGTTAAATATAATAGCTGATAGCCTGGTTATACCGTATTCCTGGAAGGCTTCCCAACTAGTAATCTTCCCAAAATATGTTAAGTGTTTTAGTACTGTATCGTACTGCGTTTGCTTCATAATATGTTTAATTTTTGTGTTTTTGTTTTTCAAACCTGCGCCAATCAATTAACGCAATAGCTATTGCATACAAGGCCAGGAAGCCAAGTACTTGCGCAATAAAACCAACCGCATTAAGTGTGTTAGTTATTAGTTCCATTTTTGTACTCCAGTAATTTTTTTACAGTTGTATAGGAAGGGTCTTTCACCCTTCCTTCTTTAAATGCCCTTATGCGTGGCACGTTTATTTTAACTGCATAGCTTACATCATTTAGGTCTTGTTTTTGCAGCCACTTGCGCAAATCTTCTACTTCTTTATCTTTTTTCATGTTGTGTTATTAGTTTGTGTTGTGCAATGATTTAAAGTATTCGAAATGTTGTTTACTTACTTTGTATTTATCGCGAAGCCTAATAGGGTTACCGCCGCTGCGTACAAATGCCTCACACTTTTCCCAATCGGGCATACCTTCGTTCAACCAGGGTTTATCATCATTGGTGTTATTTTTAGTTTTTGGCTTTGCCCTACCTACTACATCTTCGCCATCTAAATCCTCGGCCTCTATACCTATTAAACTGCCCAGTGTGAAGCGCCGATAATAAGTTATGCACGCGCCCACCTTTTGCGGGTCTTGTAATTCGGGTAATGGCAAAAACGCCTCAACGTACTCCCCGGTATCTATGTCTATGATGCGTGTACCAACTGCATTACCTTCTATGGGTTGCAGCAGTAGTAAGTCCTCTGCTATAAGCGCGGGCCTTACCGCTTCGATAAGCTGATTTACATCAAAATACCTGCTTCCGAAAAATGGGTTGGTACTATCCTTCCTCATCTTGTCCATTGTACTGGTTACCTTAAACAACTTTTTATGTATGTTCATTTTATTATCTCCACTAAGGTTTTTGGTGCGCGTTCCATTTTAATAAACCCACTGCCGTGTTTTACTTCTACCGGGTCTATTACTTCGCCAGTATGTTGGTCCACTATGCTTACACCATCATTAGTTGCAATCTTTATTAAACGCTCTATGCGCTTGCGTTCCTCATCGGCTTCACGCCATAGGCTTACACCTTTATAGTCGTAACTTTTACGGCCCGCCATGTGCGTTATTTTAAAGCCATCAACTATTAGGTCTTCACGGTCACTAATGTAAGTTATCTCACTTACCAGTTCCGCTTCTACTGCCTTAATTGCTTCATCTAATTCGCTTTTTAAGGCCCTTAATATTACGTATGCTTTGCTCGGCTTTATATCGCCTTGCATTACATTATTTACTATTTCGTATGGTTGTATGTTTGTCATAATAAACTAAGTATGTTCCAGTTATTGTTATTAGTGCAAATTGTATTACTAGGTGTTTTATAGTTTCACCATCTGCCATAAGCATGGTAAAAAATATAATCCCGCTAATGTATGCTAGTATTTTCATAATATAATTGTTTTTATTTATTTTAAAAATTTTTTAATTCCTGGTTGATTATTGCTGCTTTAAGCGCAGGGATAATTACCACCTCTATTAACCATTCTTTAATATCTTGGCCGCTTTCCATTTTAGCAAACCATTCATCATTATCGGTCATTTCAGGTACATTAGATTTTACCTTGTCTAATTCAATTCTATTTGATTCCAGTAATTCTAATAACGCTACGTTATGGTGTTTATTTATTTTCATCGTATTGTATGTTTTATTGTTGTTTCCTTTTTTAAATTAGTTTTGCGTACTCCAAACTTCCAAATTCATCACGTATTCTTGCTAATGACTTTGATTGTGTAATGATTGCACCACCCCAATTAACTGGCTCGTGATTAACTTTTATGCCCTTGGTACTTTTATTTTCATAGATTCCAGTTACAATCCCTTTAACCATTAGACCTGTAACTATGATTTCTACTTTTTTTCCGATTAGGCTTGTATTTACTTCTGATGTTTTCATTTGTTGTATTGTTTTGTTGTTGTTTAACCTGAAATAAATATAAGGAAAAGAAACAATACGGAGCAAATTTATTTGCAACTTTTTTTTAAAATAAATAAAAAAAATGTAGGAATGTGGCTTAACAGTATTAAAAACGCACAAAAAAAATTAAAAAAATTCTACTGGCGTTTCTATAACTTGCGTGATAATCTGTTGTTCAGAGTTAGATTTCTTTAACTTAAAGTCAACAAACCACCCGCCAATATCGGTAGGGTTAAAGTTCTTTTCTACTGGCCAACCTGCCTTTCCTGCACCAATGCCATCAACATAGCTGCCCGACTGAATGTATTTTATTTTGTCTTTGTAAATCCTGCCATTTGGTGAAACACGCATTCTAGCAGTAGATGGGTCGTACCACTTTTGATGCGTATGCCCTCGAACCAAAATGTTTGCATCGGGATATTTCATTGCCTCAATTTGTACGTCTAGCATCCCCTTGGAACGTTTAGCACTACCACCAAATCCGTGATGATAATGTATCTTACAAATCTGACTGGAACGCTTGTTCCTTAGTCGCAAAAACACCCAACCAGAATAAGCACCCAACTGGATATTAACACCATGGTCTAAGTTTAATGTCCATACGATTGAGCGAAGTATATCGTGGTTATGAAATTTGTTTATGGTCTTTTCGTGATTACCATAGCTTATAAGCGCTATATTTTGCGCGTAAGGCTTTAAAAACTCAATAGTGTATTCAGCTACCAAATCAAGATAGGTACGGCCATGTACAATAAATTGTGGGTCTATATCTTCACGTTGTAAACGTCTATCCCCATACGACCCCATCACATCTAACAAATCCCCAAAAATAAAAATGAGGCCATCAGCCTCTTTTATTTCATCGAAATGTTTTTTTAAAATGTCCCTTTTACACCCAATAGAATCTAAGTGTATATCAGAACAAAAAAGTGTAGGCACTATGTCAGTAGAACGGCATCCATCAAACTCAAACAAATGCACATTATCGGACAACTCTTCAACGTGCTTCTTCATAAAATTTGGTTAGTAAAGGTTTACCAAAATTATTGAATTTAAACTTAAAAGCAAAATTACCAACAAATTACCCACACACTAAAATTATTCTTCAGTCTTTTCGGCTTCTTCTTTTTGCGCCTTAAGCGTATTTTCATAGCCTTGCTTTACATATCTGATTTCATCAAGTTGCATTTGTAAACGTGCTTCTTGGATTTTCAGTTCTTCGATTCTTTCTTCTAATGTCATCTTGTATAATTATATTAAAGGTTGCCTAAATATAACTACCAAGCCAATCCTTTCAAAGTCGCAGGATTCTTTTTTGCTTCGATTTGTGCCGTTATACTTGCTTCAACATCTTCTTCGCCTACTTCAGCTTTAACCCAACC